GGTTGGCAACCTTCAAGTTTCTCACCTCTCTAATATCAATAGCATCCTCAAGGCTAATGTCTTGCTTGGATAATGCCATCTGTATGTTTTGCTCAAGCATTGCTTTCTGCTCTTCGTCAGGTGACATTTCTATGAATATACCGAAGTCGTGTAAGTATAAGTTTTTTACATCTTCGAGAATCTTAAGATTATACTTGCCTATTTGCATTGCAAACTCATCTCTAAAATCTGCATACTCCAATACATCAGCACACCTTAATGATAATGCTTCTGCTAAAGTTTTAGTTATAAACAAACTTGCTTGAAGTATATGCCTTGTGGCTGTATTTGAATTTAACGCAGCAAGCTTTTGTACGCCCACTAATGCATTTGGATCAGGAGTAGATCCATCCCTTGCCTCATTAAGACCGGTTACAGATCTAATCATGTTAAGGTAATGATTGTAATTACCTATAAGCATATTCATTTTTGACGCACCACTGTTGGATGTTAACTGAGTGATAGGCACTTTTGCGTTATTAAACTCACCATCCTGAGTGTAACTTCGACCAACTACACTACCAGTCTGGAAGTAAAGCCTTAGTGCGTCCTCCGGATTATAAGCATTACCCGTTCCCAGGTCAACCTCGTTTAATCCATCAGCATCTATAAATACACCATCTGGAACAACACGAGAAACCACCTGCTGTAGCTTTAGGTGTGTAATCTGTATAAGATCCGCAAAAGGAATCATTCGTCTTACCAAAGACTCAACAACACCTTTATACATTCGAGGTGCACAAGCTACATAGTTAGGCAGCGCATATTGATTGGCTGAATTAGGGCGAACCATGTTCTTCATCATATCCCACTTGAGGATAATATTTGTTCCCATAACCATTACACCCTCATACCAAACATCAATTCTTTTCTCTACTCTTTCAAAGTTGCCCTCATCCATCATCTCTTCTGGTGGATTAAACTGATCGTCTTTCTCTACAGTCTTAAATGCACCCTCACTTATTTTTTTCTTTTTGTATACAAAGCTGTTAGTGGTCTTGTAATTGAAATATAGAAGCGTGCAGGTGTCTCTCGCAAACATACTGTTCTCATACATAGCGGCCACGTTATAGTAGTCATACCATGATTGACTGTACTGAGAAATCTCTTCAAGATCTGCCGTAGTAAGATCAGGGTTTATTTTTAATACCTCTGATATAGGAATGGTTTTTAACTCTCCCCAGTAAAAGCAATCTTTAAAGTACGGGTCCTCTGTGTAGCTATACACTACATGTGCTGGATCAACATACTCAACACGAACACCATCACCATCCTGGAACGTATGCTTACATACGCCTAACCCCAAGGTGGCAATATCATAGTCAACTCGCTTTCTAATATCGGAGTAATGATTTTCATCCAGCAATGTATTAATAGCAACCTCATTGGCTATTTCTATCGCTGGCTTATAATTAAGCTGCATGTATAGCTCAAGTTCCGCATCGCTTTCTGGAAGCTCTTGTGACTCAATCTCAAAGGCATCAACATTGAAGTCCTTCTTAACTTGAGTAAATATATTTTTGGCCAGCATGTTACGCTGAACCATCTGCTGGTATTCATTTCTCTTCTCTGCTGACAATGCATCCTGCGCATAGCACTTAACATCAAACAATCTGTCTGACATACCGTTAACCACAATATCAACAAACTTAGGTATGATAGGAACCGGTGTCCAATCCAGGTTTAGATAACTTAGATCACCGTCAATAGCAAGCTCGTTCTTGTACTTACCCACCGACTGCTCACCTCGCGCATAGAGGCGAAGCCTATGAAACTCCCTAAACTGATTATAAAATCTGCAGGACAATCCGTCCCGTCTGAACCATTCATACTGAATAGCCTGTCCTATCTGTAGGCCAAACTCCTCTTTCTTTTTGTCTGCATCCGAGACAAATTGATCAGGGAAGGCCGCAGACTTAATGTCGATCTGGATTCCTTTCATTTAATAAGTTGGCTTACTGAACTACTATTATTATACCTTGCAAAATTAATACTTATTTTTGATTTCTGTTGAGTGGGTGTGTAGAGGTGCTTTTGGTTAGCCATTATAGCTAAGCCTGAACTAATAGCCGCATCATACTTCGTCCGGTTGTTAATATCAAACTTAGCCCAGTCCTCCAGCGTTTTGGTGAAGTACATCGTACCCATATCGTCTGAATCCCTAAAAGACCCTGATATATCAATGCCTATGTGCTTTTCAATATAAGACTCTATAGCTGCCGCGTGAGACTGCTTTACATCCTCAGATGTATTGGGTATGCCTCCAAGCTCCCTTTCCGTCTTAGATAGCTTGTTGTAAGCCTTATCCGGTCTATTCATCGAAAACCCCCTGTACCCAC